CTGTTTGCTGTAAATAATAGGACTAAAATTACCGTTAGGAAGATTACCATAACCAGCTGCTGCTGTAAATGCCATTTTTATCTCCTTAAACATTTATCAAATGTACACATAAATCTATATGTATACTACATAATTTTTAGTCATTTTACTTTATAAGGACCATTCATGCGTTGAGGTTGTACGTGAGATAGCTAGTCTCTTGTAGGCTCACATAATTGGGTAATCTCTTAAAGTGTGTGTAAATGTAGTATAAGTATCCTATAAGGGGTTATACTACACCTTTAGTTATCTATAGTTATAACTTAGATTTAAAACTTTGTCAAGCTTTTATCTAGCATTACCAGAGATATCATAAATAAAGTTACCACTACGGATAGCTTCCATTATACTTTCTGATTTAGACTCATATTCTTGAGCACTCATTTTTTGTACAGTTGACTCACGAATCTTACTATTATTGCTGTCTGCATCTATTTTAGTCTTCGCACCATGCGTATTAACTGCTTTAGCTGCACTCGTATCACTCTTTGTCTTATTAGACTTGCTAATTCCTCTATCTGCTTTGTAGAGGTCAATAGCTCTTGCTGCTGATCTTGCGTCATTGTCATTCTCATATAGTGCATCTTGTACCCATTTAGGCTGTTCTTCTGCCCAATTGTGAAAGTCATCACTTTCTCTTATCTCATTAAAATCAGGATGTAGGCTTAGTAGTTGTGCTTCAGCTTTATCTTTCACAGCACTTAACTGCATTTCGTCTATTTGCTTAACACGTTCTTCTAAAGCCTTAGATTGCTCCATAGCCTTTTTCATGGCTATTGTTTCTACAATCTTTGCAACATCAGGATAATCTTTTGCCCACGCTTCTATATCCTCATCAGATTTTGGCAATTTCATTTCTTTTTTTGTAGCTTTCTCTAATTGAGCCTTCAACTCATTTAGCTGCTTTTGAAATTGCTGTTCCTTTTCTTGNGTATGTCTACGTAAATCTCCATATCTTTTCTTAAAAGTTTTCTCTTCAGCAGAAGTCGGTTCTTTTTCACTCTCAACTTCCTCCTCGCTATTTTTGCTCTCACCTTTTTGCTCTTCAACGAGCCTCGCAAGTTCTTCTTCATCTCTCTTTATCCTCTCTTCTTGAGAATAAGGTCTATTAACAAACATTGCTTTTTTAGGTGTGCTCTCTTTCACCATTATATCTTTAGCTGGTTCAGCCATTTTCTTCTCCTAGGGTTAACGTAGCCTTATTGGGGGTTAAGTAAGCTAGTTCTAATTGTGAATTATTTTTTAGAAGCTAATCCACCACGCTTCATCTTTTTAGTTTTGGGTTTCTTTTTACCTGCTAGTCCACCTATGTTGAAGTCTCCCGGACCTCCACTACTTCCATAGCCTGAATCACTAACAGAGCCACCACTATCTGTACCTGTATCATTACCTGAATCACTCCATCCTCCACTAGGGTCAGTAGACCCACTGTCAACTGTTGTGCTATCAGCAACAGGGTCATCATCAACATAACTTATGCCTCCCGGAACCTGTGTACCTTTTCCACCTTGAGTGACAGTTTCATCATCACCTTCAAATACAGCAGGTTTATCACCAATCTTTTGTGACGTAATTCTTTCTGCTCTCTTTTCTTGTTCTTTAGTAAACTGAGAATCTTTTATGTTTTGAGCTATCTGTTCAGGTGTAGTACCTAAGTTTGATAATTCTTCATAAGTTAAATCTCCAGCATCAAAGTTTTCCATAGCAGATAAAGTTGTTGCTAAATCATTTGCACTTTGACTTGTTATACTTGTCCTCTTTACACCTTTTCTATCTGTAATAGTTTTAGCATTTTGATAAACTGATGCTGGAACATTCTTCACTATACCACCAACAGGTCTTCCATTTTTATCAAGAGTTTGAAAGTTAAATGTTGTGCCTTCAGGATAATTACCAGTAATACCACCAGCTATCATTTTACCCATAGTCATAACATTTATACCCATACCTTTTGGTGGATTGACACTAAAAGCAAAAGACTTAGCATCTTTTACTCTGCCATCAGGTCCTATTGAACCACCTAAACTTACAACAGTTTGAGTATCTGTTGGGTCTGGACCATCTCCACTCTCTTGCTCTACTCTTGCTGTTTTAGTTTTAGTGCTTTGTGTCTTCGCTGTTTCTATTTTCTCTGTTTTAGGTTTAAATCCTTCAGGTACAACAAAACCAGTCATAAGTTTACCATTCTTAAATGGTACTTGTATTTCTGCACCAGCATCATTCACATAAGTTCTATATTCGTCTGCTCCACCTACATCCTTAAATAAGCTTTCAAAGCTTAATTTACGTTCAGGTGCGTCTTTTGTTGCACCATATTGAAACCCACCTGCAGGTGCTGACGGTGGTATTGGTGGTGGTGTATATGTCTTAGGCTGTACTCTAGTTGCTGTGTTACCAAAGCTAGATGCTCTACTTCCTAATTGATTAGTACTAGTAGTTGTTCCAGCAAAACCATTAGCAGCATAAACTACTCCACCTTGAGCCATTTCCATATCTTCATTATTATACTCTTCTTCATCATCTATGTCAAGGTCTGTCATATCAAAAGGTAAATCATCAGGCATTGTAGCTTCTTCGCTGTTACCCATCTGACCCATCTCTTCCATTTGTTTTAATCCTTGTTTAGCATCTTGCCTTAATTGCATAAGTTTTTCAAGACCTATGTATCTTACCACATCTGCAGGAAATACAAACTCGCCTTCACTCAATTGTGCAGGTATATCATCTCTTACTTCTTCTTGGGTTGAACCCGGAGGAACATCATTGCCTGATACAGGGTCTACTGTGTTACCCTCATCTTTAAGTCCACCTTCTTCAAACATTTCCATTTGACTTCCTATATTGCCACCTTTAGCTTTTCCTATTCTAGCTCTTTTCATCTCATCTTTAACTTGTTGCTGTTTTGCTTCTATTTGTAAGCCTATTAATGCAGTCAATTCATCTTTTGTTAAACTAGGATATTCTTTTGCCGCAGCATCTAAAAGTTTTTGCATTGGTATCATGTCTGTCATATTATTGTTTCCCTATATTAGCTACTATATCAACATCTTGATTTAATGTTTTATTAGGCTGTCCTTTGTACACATTATATCTACTAGGATTTATATTCCTAAATATTTTAATTTTAGTTTCTAAGTCAAAATCCTCATTAGGTTTTAATTGACCACTTTCTCTTGCTTTTTTTACTGTTTGCTCATATATCTCTTGATCTCTTTGTACTTTTCTAGCTTGCTTTTCGCCTATAACATTTTCATACATTATATGTGCTTGCTTTTCCATAATAAGTTTATTTCTAACTTGGCGTTCTAGAACTAGTCTTTGGCTAATATAATATAAAAAATCATCATACTTAACAAGAGAACTAATTAACTGTTCTTCGTCTTGAGTAAACTTAACGTCTCGTAAATTATAACTTTGATACGGTTTAGTAGAATCAACTAATAATTCTCCTCTATCAGTTATTTTAGGATATTGATCCACAGGTATAGGTTTATAAAATTCTTTTGTTCCCTGCACAGAATCTGCAAATGTTTTGTTAAATTTTATAAGCATTAATTTATCCACAGCAGAATCAAAAATTTCAATAGTATCATCCATACCTTTTGCAACATCACCAACATTAGCATTAGCATTTAATTTTTGAGATACGTCAATATAAAATTTATTGAAACTTTCTGTGTTTACAAAATCAGATTTTAAAATTTCTTTTTCTTTATTTATAGTGTCTAATAATCCCATATAAGAAGCTCCAAACTCAGTTTTAGGATTCATTAAAAAATCTTCTGGTGCGGCTCCTGTAGGATGACCTTCTCGTCTTTGAATAGCATGTTGTATTTCATGCAATAAATCACTTTTTACTTCATTAAGGTTGCCACTTGATAAGTATATAGTTTCTTTCCCATCAGCACGTCTACTATACATAGCTCGTGTACCACTATTTTTAAATTGTTCTATTTGTTTCTCGTCAAAACCTCTTTCCTTAACATAAGTATCAAAGTTTTTAACCTTTATGTCTTTTAATATGTCATATTGAATTTCTTTTGTGTCTTTTGTCCTCTTTCTTAAATTAGAAGCTAAATCAGGATATTGATTATATAAATCTTTATAGTTTAATATTTGTTCTAATCTAAGTCCTTCAGACGGCATATTATCAGCATTAAAAAAATCACGTCTTGTTATAATGTTTATTTTTGGGTCTGCTAAAAAACCTACATTTAATTGTGCGTCAGCAGTAGGTATTTTAAATTTAAAATTTCCTTCAGCGTCTCTATATGCACCTGTCATATAATACATATTATCTCTAATATCATTAGGTATTTTAGACTCTTCCTTATAAAGAACAAGAGCATTTTTTTCAAGTACTTCATACTCTGTAAGTGCCTTACTACCAGCTTCTGTATTACCTCCTACTTCATTTAAATTTATAGTAGGTTTGTTAAACGTGTCTACTTCAGGTGTTTTATTTATAATATTAACATTAGGACCAGCAGGCACAAGTTTTTCAGTTTGAAAAGTTGTACTAATATCATCTAAAATATTCATAGCCTCTTTAGATAATTTACGCACACCTTTGTAAGCAGGAGCATAAAAACCCGGTGACATTATCTCACCTGCAATTTGGTCAGGATTTGTAGGGTCGGATTTTATATTTAAAGCTTTTAAAACTTCCTCAAAACCCGGTCTACCAATATATTTATTAATAGTTTCTAAATAAGGTGCTATACTAGAAGCCGTAGGAAACATAGTGGACAAAACATCATCTTTGTTTATAAATTTTGTAGCCTCCGTAACACCAGTAACTACATCAGATGGAAATGCTGCACTGCCAACTGCCATGCCTGTTAAGTGTGATTTTATTCTTTCGTCTGCATCATCTTTGTCAACAAAGACTTCNCCNTCACCTTTGTCTGANGCACGTANTCTACGTTGAACTTTTTCAAANCCTGAAGGCATTTTGGTTGTAGTATCATCTACATAGCTACTGCCTAACATATCATCCATTTGTTCATTTACACTAGCCATTGTTTGAATTTACTTCATCCCTAAGTCTTTTTAGTCTACGTAANAATGCTACAGCACCTTGTGCCCTATGCATTATAATAATATCGTCTGTTTGCTCTAATAGTTTATGTTGTTGTTCTATTAAATAATCAGTATAATCATTGAAGCTGTTCAGTAGCTTGAGGTTGTTGACCAACGGCTTCAGACTGCTGATTATTTGTTGCTTGTTGTTGTTGTCCATCTTGAGGTCTTCCTGTAAATCCTTGTTCACCCGGAGTTGGTGCTACTCCAGTACCAATAGTTGCTCCACCTGCTCCTGTTGGGTCCATTGGGTCTGTTCCCGCAGGTGGTTGTTGCTGTTGTTGCTGATTGTCTAGGGGTGCTTGGAATTGTTTCATAAGTTCTGCTTGTAACGCAGCCTCATCCATATTATTTGTAACCTTGTCAGGGTCTAAATCCATTGCTTTTGCAATCTCTCTGATAACATACTGAAACTTAGCAAATGGTGCAAGAGCTGGATTAGATGCAACTTGTAAGAATTGCATAAGTCTTTGACTACGTACTTCATTAGCCATTAGACTTTCTGTACCTCTAGCTTTAACTTCTAGATCACCTTTGATGTTTTTATCATAGTTAAATTGCATATTAAATCTAAATAAACCCTCGCCTAATGGTTTAAGTAGATAGTCATCTACGTTCTTAATAACAGTTTTGACACTACCACTTGCTGCATTCATTAGCATTGATATACCCGATGCAGTTCTACCTACACCTGATACACCAGTTTGTCCATGAGCAAATGAGGGTAAGCCTGTGCTCTCATCTGCAAGCTGTCTAGCTTTGTCAAATAGCTGTAAATTCTCTTGTGATACGTTTGGAAACTTTGTTCCAAAAATAGCTTGTCCCGGAGCACCACCTTGTCTCCTAAACACTTTGCCCGGATATACAGATAAGTCTTGACCCGGCACTAAATTAGTTTCGTCTACTTCAATAAGCAGATTGCCTGACAACACAGCGTTGTCTACAGACATTCTCATAAAACCATTCATAAGAGTTTGCGTGTCATCCATGTTCTCAGCAATACCCACACCAAAGAATGAATAGGGATTCAATTCATATGGTGCAGCCATGTATGGAATTGTGGATGGCTTGAAAGGATTAAGAACCATTCTTAGTAATTTGCCATTGCATATCCATACATTAACTTGTAACTCGTCTAAGTTTTGTAAATCTTTTGGTATATCTATTTCTTGTTCTATAAGCATTTCAGTATCGCACATACCCCAATATTCAAGAACTTCAAACCTATCTATACCGTGTTCAGGTGCATAGTCGGATAGATCATCTTCCCATGACTCCTTTGTATAATTCTCACCTTCTGCTATAGCAGCTTCTATAACCTCACTTCTAAAATGTGGTCTTTTCTTTAAAGCTCGCAGTTGAGAACGTGACATCTTATGTCTCTCAATAACAAACTGTGCCTCATCCATATTATTAGCATCAGGGTCTGGGTAAAAGTTCCATACAGATACATGAGATACTTGAGGTACAGTTTTTAGTGTAGGATCATATTCACCTTCGTCATCCCAATTAGGATATTCTTTATCAACAGCAAAAGGTCCTTTCATAACACCCGTACCAAATAATGCCATTTCAAAGGCTGTACTTCTTAAATGTTTACTTGCACCTGACTCTTCTAATTGGTCGTGGATTTTCTTTTCCATATTTTTTGCTGCAACCAACGCAGGGCTGAACGTAATTGCTGTGGGAGTTTTACCAACTTCTGCTTTAAGATTTTCAACATCTTTAAGCTTGTCTTCCAAAGGACCAAGCATACCTTCCAAAGTTTTTGCAGTAGCACCTTTAGGTAAGTCTTTGCCATCTCCTTTATAGCCATAAGGTGAGGTTGATAAACTAGTGCTTCCACGAAGTTCTTCAGGTTCTTTAGGATCAAAACTAACATCTTTTACTACTCCTTCTGGTAGTTCCGTAGGGTCTACGCTCAACGGAAATCTATTATTAGCAAATAAAACATCAACAATTTGCCCATAGGCAGCTAATGTTTTAGTTTTAGTCACTTTAATAAAAACACGAGACTTTTCTGCTTCTGTAAACTGAACATCAGAACCATACAAACCTCTGTAATTACGGTAGGCTCTTAACCACCTCTGTTCATCTTGTTCTCTATAATCATCTGCACGATGGTATCTTTCCATTATAAATGGAATTATATTTGTAGTATGTACGTCTGTAGTAGCTGTATCTTCAGAATCTTCTAGAGAAACTGCCTCACTTTCTACTATTATTTCGTCATTTTCATCCATGTTTTATCCTTAATATCCAAATGTCGCATCTGCCATTGGCATAGAGTGTGTTGGCACACCTCTTGGGTCATAATCAAATAAACTAAATCTTGGTCTTGACATTATACCATACCTCAATGCATCGTACAAGTGATCTTCTGATAACGTATCTATATCTTCAGGATTCTTTTTATCCAATGGTATAGATGGCAATTGTGCTGTCACATTAGTACAAGTATTAAAGAAAACTAATCTTGGTTCTTCCGTAAACTCATCTACTTGCAACCTTCTGTGTATTTCATTCTTTCCCGCTACACGACTACCTTTACTTCTATCTGAAGGTCTCCACCTACATCCCTTTTGTATCATTTGTTCTGCTAAAGAAGGTCCTGTGTCACCCCTTTTGTGCCACAAAGAACTATCTAAAACACCATATCTCATACCACCATCGTGTTCTTCTAGTTCCATTATCATATCTGCCAAATCTGTGGCAAGGACTTTGCTAACGTACAACTCTCGGTATACAATGAGTTGCTCAGATGGAGATACAGCAAACCAAAGAACACCAGACTTACTACCATAACCATAATCACATGCTCTAAACTTAACCCAATTAGTAGGTATGCTAAAAGGCTCAACAACGTGGATATTCCTATCAAACTCAGTAAAGGCAGCACCTTCCTTAATATCCCAATCGCCATCAAGTAACTGCCTTCTTTGTTGTTCAGGTAGCGATAATAGCATGGCTTCATAATCCCCTTGTTCTGCAAGGTAAGGATTGTCAGATAGTCTTGCGGGGATAAATCTCCTTTTAAATAAAGGTTTACCAGCCTTTGCATGTCCTGCTGGGTATTTAAGTACTTCCGTTGTTTCAATATCTGTGGCATCAAATGCTTTTCCAAATGGAGCAGGGTCAATAAACATTTTTTTAACCCAATGATGACCCCTGCCTCCCGGGTTTGTTGTTGCTCTCATAAATATTGGTAAGTCTTTTGCTACCGACCTCAATCTAGAACGCATATAATTCCATGCGTATGGTGTTGCCCACTGTGTTAATTCATCAAAACCTATCCAACTAAATGCTAAACCTTGATATCTCAGTACATCGTCATCTCTATCTAAATAAGACATCCACAACCTAGCACCTGATGGTGCAACCCACTGCATCTTTCTTTCTGACCATTTAATTCCCGGATATATTTTTGGATATATCTCTTGAGATTTAAATATTAATTCTCTCAATTCTTCTGTTGTATGTCTTAATAGTAGTCCACTAAATGATGGGTGACTCATATATCTTAATGGGTCTGCTAACATGGCATAACTTTTACCACCACCAGCACTACCACCGTATAGTACTTCTCTTTCTCCTGCCGCTAGAAATTCTGTCTGTGGTCCTTCATTTGGTTTAAATATAACATTATGCTTTTGCTCAATGGGTATTTCTGTTATATTTTCAACCTCTTGAACTTTAGACTCAAGAATAGGCTTTTGCACCTGTTCTTTCTTGTTCAATTTCTTTCGCCTTGGAGATCGCCTTTTCTGCATACTCTGCCCACTTGCGAAGGCTTCTAGCTTGGTTCTTACGTCTTTTTTCATTCTGTAACCTTTTCCTTAGTCCTACATGAGAAATGTATCTTCCTGTTTGTGTGGATAGCCAATTAGCTACTTGCCTATAGGAATATTGTTTAACATAATTTCTAGCCATTTCTAATTTGTCTAGTTCTTCTTTTATAGGATTAAGTGTCTCAGGGTCTTTTTCATCTTGCACATAACCAAAAGGTATTGTTCTAGCTATACGTGGTATTTCAATCCATTCATCATCTTTTTTTAAATCTGTTGGTTGGGGTAATTCCCAAGTTCCTATACTTCTATTATTCATGTCTTGAGTGTTGCTCTATTAGTTTTTTTATTATACTTAAAATCTGAAGCTTTTCTATTAGTATACTTTGCTTGTCTTAGTTTAGCTCTTTCACTAGGAGTCTTATTTCCTTGTTTTATACCTTTAACTGTTGGCTTTGTGCTATTCTTTTTTAAATTCTTACTTTTTTGTAATTGTGATATAGCTATTGCATAAGCTGCTTTTTCTGTTTTACCTTTTGCTTTTAGTTGTGCAACTAACCTATCTAGTATCTTAGTCATCTTCTGCTTGTACATTTTTCACTGGCATAAGCATAACACCACCAGTAGACTCTACTTGCATCTTCTCTGTTTTCACTAGACCTGTCCTATCAAGTAATTCTTTTGCTGCTGTCATCTTCTCTCTTATACCTAATTCTGTAGGGTCATTGATACCACTAACCATTGCAACTGCTGCTCTAGGTGCATTACGTGCCATAAACATTTGAGTAGCCTCTAGAACCTCTTCTTTGATGCCTCTGACGATATCAGACGTAGAACTGGTAGGTGCATAGCCTGCAAGTAGTTTCGCCTGTGTAACATCCCCATTTGCCTCATCAAAGAGCACATCTAAAAATTTACGTTGCTTTTCTGTTAGTTCTTTTGCCATTATACTTTCTTCTTTGTTTTTTTCTTTTTCTTGGCTGGTATAATACCAACTTTAACTTTTGTAACACTTGCTACAGCTATAGGTTTTTTCTTTTTCTTTACAAAATTAGTAATTTGAGTTTTGTTTAATTTAGGATACATCTTTGCTATAGCCTCAATCATTTTGTTATCTGATGCTGACATTACACCGGTACTCCTAATACTTGTATGCGAGATATAAGTCTCTCTGCTCTCGCAGTTGTTTGCTTATACCATCTACTGTCTTTCATCTCATCTGCTGCACGATCCCAATCTTGGTCTTTTACTGCAGCAATAAAATTTTTAAACTTAGACAGTCTTGGTCTTCCTAATTGGAAACACATATTTGCAATTACTAATTGTGCTTCTTGGGGTAAAGAATCAAATTCTTCAAATATAATTTTACAGTCTTTTAATGTAACCTGTATGTCTTTTGCAAACCAATCATCAACTTGTTCATTTGGAATTTTTGTGCCTATAGGCTGTTCATAATATTCTTCATCCCATTCAGTTATTAGGTGTCCAATACCCCCTGTAGGATATCCTTCTGAACATTTATATATTTCATACTTAACACCTTCATCATCTGCTATTTCATTTTGTAGTTTTATTAAGTTCATTAATTACTTACTTTCCTTGATGTTGTACTAATCATGTGCTCTAGGTGACTTACTAAAATCTTTCTCATATTCTCTGCTCTTTGTCTGTTAGTAAAAGAGTATTCACGAATATCATCATTACTTATCTTGAGAGAGAATGTATAGAAAGCACCTTGTTTTATAATACTAGAAGCACTACCATTGGCTACTCTAGCAGGATTAATTAATGTACCGAAGTTTGTTTCAATTATGTTTGACATTATTTTTTCCCCATAATCTTCATAGCTTGTCCTGCACCCTTGATACCAAATGATGCACTAATAGCTA